ATTGATACAAAAATATCCTGGAGATCTCAAGTGCCTAGATAAATAGGTCCAATGCCTAGACTTTGGATCAAAAAAGAGGTCGGCCATGCCTAGTTGCATGACAATCCCTATAGTAATAGGGCTTTTCACCTGGAAACAGAGCAGATTGTGAGGGAAATAGGGCTTAATGCCTAGACATTACCCCTTTTTTCTTTCTTCTTGTGGATTTGCCCCCCCTTTTGGCCACTTAAACTATATTTAATGTTATATTATAAATTTAAAATTTAAAAAAAGCCCCTTTTTCCGTGTTTTGCCGTGTAAATGCCTAGTTTTTCCTCACTTTTACCATTTTTACCCTAAAAATTTAACAAAAAACATCAAAAAAGGGCTTTTTATAGCTTAAAACGATTAAAAACAGTTCTTTTGGACAACTAAGCAGAGCTTTCATTAAATTCTATGTCACTTTTGTCCTTTTCTTTATCTGATTCACCAAATTTAGCACATATGTTTCTTATCTGAACCAATGTCATCTCTAAATCATAGTCTCCAAGCAAATTAGATAACTCCTGATATGTATGCTTACTAATTTTCCTCAATAAGTATAACACTATGTCTCTTTGTTCCCTATATTTGACTTGTCCTGCTGTCATTGGATTCTTTTCTGTATCTTCTAATGCCTTTGATTTCATTTTTCGGTATTTTTCTTCACACTCTGCATCACCAACAGCAAAAACTCCATAGAAGCGACCCTTAAATTTAGTAAATACCTTTTTATGCTTGTAAGAATAGGTTTGTTTCCCAGCTAAGTAAAGATATTTTTTAGTTTTCCTATTATAAATCCTAAAATAACCCCTACGACCTCCACTTTCATATACATGGATCAATGCTCTGGTCCTAAACAGTGCAACATACTTATCAAGTAAGAAGAAAGTCGGCAAAACCATAATAACTAATAGGTTTTTTTGTCTCATCTGCATCATAAGACTAACTAAAGCACGATTTATTCCAGAAAGAGATGCTCTTGAGCTTAATCCAGTGAATGCTTCATCATAAATAACACATTGTCCTTTCTTTGCCTTGAAAATTGCTTGTTTAAAACTCTCAGCATCAAAAACAACACGACTTAGGTCTAAACTTGGATCAACATACTTACCAATTTGAAAAGCAAGGGTAGATTTACCTGCTCCTTCTGATCCATCAATAGCTAAAACACAATCTTTATCTTTTTTTTGTAAAGAAGGAATGATTTTTTCATCTAAATTTTTTTTTAATCGTGGATTCATGTAATAAGAAATAGGTTCGGCATACTTTGGGTCTGGAATACTAACAACATAAGATATTTTTTTTTTTATTTCCATGTTTAATCAAAGTCGTCATCATCCTCCTCGTCAAATGTTGTTCCTTTACCCATCTTGTTCTCTAATCTTGCTAAAAATAATTGTTTATTCTTTAATAATTTATAAACTTCATTCCTTTTTTCAATATCTTCTGGAGAAGGTTCTCTAAATCCACTAGGTTTATCATCACTGAATGGCATTTGTTTTTTCAAACTAGTTTCAAACACATTAAAAGATTTTTCTTTATCAGAATAATCTTCAACCTTAATATCCCTAGCTAATTCCAACCAAATAATATCTAAAACAGTATTCCATAGAAGATAACGACCAGCTTCAGCATAAAGATGTGTCTTTTTCCATAGACCATCTATTCTTATTAAAATATTTACACCTGAACTATATTTAGAAATTTTTTGCTCTTGTTTTTCTTCCATAATGAACTCCCTTACATATTAAACATTTTTCCATTTATATAATAGACCCTAATCATAATTTTTAATTACTAGTAAAATTTTTAGGTCAGTTTTATAAATGGAACAATCCTATTACTATTATGAAATTACGAAAAATAATTAATACTTTACAATTTGTTGCAGGTGGTGATAATAAATGTTAGGAAATATTATCGGTGGATTTATTGTAATCTTAGTAGGAGTTACTCTTGCACCAACAGTAGCTAATGAAGTTGCTGGGGCACAAACTAATACAAATATTACTGGAGCTAGTTCAACTATTCTAGGACTTACAACTTTATTCTATAACTTATCAATCGCATCAACAGCAATTGGTATCGCTGCACAAGGTCTGAGAAATTCAGGTCTTATGTAATTAGAGGTTAAAGAATATGATCAAAAATAATAAGAAAAGCAGGATAAAGGGTGAGACCGTAAAGGCACTTAGTTTATCGGCACTTTTCTTAGTTCTCTTTTTTTTTAATTTGAATTTTATTTCTTCAGAAGAATTTGGATATAACTATTTAGAACCAGGTGAAAATCTAAATGCAAAAACAATTCTTAATTATACTAATGTTAATGTAAATAATTCTAATTTTTGGGGGGGATATTCTCCAACAACATATATCACAGATGTTCTTAATAATCTATATTGTAAACTATTCGGCTGTACGATGGAAGGTGATATTGATATGAATGGGAATGATATTTATAATATAGGATATGCAAATACTACTGGGAATGTTTCCATTGGAGGTCAAGTAATAGTTACAGGAGATACAGATAAAAATTCTTTAGGATATAAAAATGTTAGATTAGGAATTGAATCAAATACTCCAAGAATAATCTTTGATAATGGTTCAGAAGTTGGAAAGATAGATTTTATTGCAGGACATTTAAGATTTATTATAAATTCCACAGAAGCATTAGGAATTAATACTTATAGAGCAATAATGAGAATTAATTCTACTGCTGTTAGAATTGGAGAAACATTAAATCCTGCTGATTTAGTTGTTATGGGTTCAGGAAATTTTACAGAAGATGTTTATGCAGACACATATTTTGGTGATGGTTCAGAACTTACTGGGATAAGTGCAATGGATTATACAAATGTTGCTTTAACTAATATATCTAATAATTTTGGAGGAGAAGAAGGAACAACACGAATGGTGCGTTTTAATAATAAAGAAATTCCTTTTAATAAATCAGGTAAAGGTATTGATGTAGGTTCTTATAGTCGTCCTACAAATCCTTCTACTGGGACTTATGATGGTATAGGTGGATTCAATGTTGTTGGAGGTTATAATTATTCAGATGGTGCAAAAGTAAATGCTTTAGCTTTTGGAAATGTTGCTTTAACTGAAGCATATCGAGGTCTTGGTGTTGGAGGAAATGAATCTTTAAATGTAGTTGGATTAAATGTTTATGGTGCAGATGGAATTTCATATTGGGCTTCAGGGATAGATGGAATATTTACAATGAGAGATGTATATGGAATTGATTTGATTTCTGCAAGAGGACAATCAAGAATTTATGGGAATATATATAATACAATGTTAAGAGCATCCACAACAACAGAGGCAGTGGATGGAAATGAAACAATTTTAACTTTAGAAAAACCAACAAAGGGAGTTAATAATTGGCAAATGATTTTAGAAGGAACTGGAGTTGGAACTGGGATTTGGTTTGGTGGAAGGGAAGGAGAAAGAATATATAATAATGGTTCAGATATAATTATGCCAGGGGGTTTTACAGGTTCATGTTCAAATGCAAATTATGTTGGGGGGATTGCAGTTTCTTGCAATGATTAAATGGAAACTCAAGCATGGCAAATACAAATGAATAAAAAAATATTAACAATAATCTTAATGAGTATCTTTCTAATAACATTAGTAAGTGCAGTATGTCCAGATGGTGAAGGAAATCTAAATAGTAAAAAACAAAATGAATGTGTAAGAATATCTCAAACTTGTGCATCTTGTTCTTATGTAAATATAAGTTCAGTATCTTTAAGCACATCAAATACAACAATAATTTCAAATATAGCAATGGTAGATATTGGTAATGGAGAATGGGAATATCAATTTTGTAATACAACAAATCTAGGAAGCTATGATGTAAGAGGAGAAGGTGATTTAGATGGAAGTCCAACTAGTTTTAAGTCTTGTTTTGATATAACTCCTTCTGGAGATAGTGGAACATCACAAATGATCTTTCATATATTCTTAATATTATTTATTTATGGAATAACTTTCTTTGCTTTCTACTATGCTAAAAATATCCCAATGACAATCTTATGTGGAATGTTAATGATGTTCTTAGGAGTATATACAATAAACAATGGAATAATAATTTATCAAGATAATATCACAAATTACTTATCTTATGTCACAATCATAATCGGATTCATAATTTCAATTTGGGCTCTGGTAGAACAACTTGAATAAAAAAATACAGGGAGGTATAAAAATGTCTGAACAAGAAGAAGAAACAAAAAAAATAGAAAAAAAACAATATGAAGTAATCACTGTTGCAACTGCGACAGGCCCAGCAATTCAAACACCAGAAGGAGAATTAATAAGTGAAGCACAACTTTTGGTAAAGATCGCTAATGATATTGATGAAGTTAAGAAAGGACTAGTCGGTTAAAATGTGGAAAGGAACATTTAAATTAGGGGGGGAAGTAGTGGAGGTCGTAGTAGACGGCAATCAATTATTATTTTATGACACTTCCTCCCAAATGACTACCACTCTTGAGGGATTAAAGTTTAGTAAAGCTGGAGTTCTAATTGAGTTTCCAGATTTAAAAGATAATAAAGAATGGAAAGAAATTGCAGTTGAAAGATTAAAAGAACATATAAAATCAATAAAAATAGAAGAACACAAATTAAATTATGTTAAATCAGAATTAATCAAACATGGTTATGTTCCAATGTTTAAACAAAGAGCAGGATTCAGGCCTAAAAAATTTGAGGTGGATAATGAAAAATGAGTGGAGGTTGGGATTGGATAATATCATTAACAATAATTCTAGCATTAATATTAACAATCTGGGCAAAAATAAGCAAACAAACAATACCAGAATTGATGGGTGGAATAAGAGAAGCATTTGCAGATACGGCAGAAGATACAACGGAGGCAATGGTTATTGATGGTTAGAAAAGATTACAAACATTCAGAAGAAACAAAGAAAAAGATAAGCGATTCACATAAAGGATTAAAACATTCTAAAGAATCAAAAATTAAAATAGGAATAGCATCAAAAGGAAGAAAATCTAAAATGAAAGGAAAAAATTTAACGAAAGAATGGAAAGATAAAATTAGTAAATCAAATAAAGGAAAAAAAAGAACACCAGAGTTTAAAGAAAATGTAAGTAAATTTATGAAAGGAAGATATGTTGGAGAAAAAAGTAATAATTTTGGAAAAGAACCATGGAATAAAGGATTAAATAAAGAAACAGATAAAAGAGTAAAACAATATAGTGAAAGTAGTAAAAAATCAAGAAAAGGAATAAAGGTATCAGATAAAACAAAAGAAAAATTATCAAAGATAACATTAAAAAGAATTAAAGAAGGAAAACATAAAACAATATTTAAAAAAGGAAATAGACCATGGAATTATATTGATGGAAGAAGTCATACTAAAAGGCCATTTATATATGGGGAAGATTGGAATAATATAAGAATGGAAATATATAAAAGAGATAATTTTACCTGTCAAAAATGTAAATTAAAAATGAATAATAAAACTGGAGCATTTGACATTCATCATAAAATACCTTTCTTAATAAGTTTTAATAATTCACATTATAATCTAATAACATTATGTCGTAGTTGTCATATGAAGGAAGAACATAAAATAATAAAAAAAATAAAACAAAGTGGGGTATTAGAATAAAATGTCAGATGATTCTATGACGGAGCAGCAAGCCCAGGAAATCATGCGACAATTTTCTGCTGGTAAGCAAAATGTTCATAGTTTTTTTACTGATATAATTAAAGCAGAAGATACAACTAAGGTAGGTAATCTAAGTGAAGATGAATTGGGAACTCCAAAGTTACCAGTAAGAACATATAAAGAATTAGAAGTATTTTGTAATCATGTGGGTGATGAAGATGGATTCAAAGATTACTTTAAAGATATGGCAGAAGTTCAAACAAGCACAAGTCTTTCAAAGGATGGAACACTAATCAAACTTTCAGTTACAAATAAAAAAGAATTAGCAGATGTTACTCCAGTGAAAAAGAAAAACAAAGGTTGGTTTAACAAAGGTGGAACTACTCAAAATGTATAATGATGAAAGGAGGATGAGATATGGAAGAAATAAAAATACCAACAGGATTTGATAGCTGGTTACAATTCTATGATCATGTAGATAAAAATAATATGATTACTAACCTACCAACAAACGTAAATATTCTAAAATTCTTTGATAGG